ATCTAAATGTGTAGTGGAGTATGGTGCCGTTGGCCGGGACGCCTACGAACCGCACCTGCCAGTTGTCTGGATCGGTGTCGCTTCGCATGATGGTGTAGTAATAGGGCTCCGAGGAACCCTTGGTGTTGACTTGGAGCTGGAGCCACTGCTGCGGCGTGATGTAGCAGTGCAGCATGCCAGCCGTGTCGCTGATGAGGGAGTCGATGCTGCGCAGGTTGTAGGGCAGATCGTAGAACGTCTGAGCCTGCACTGTGACACCTGTCCCGTTGGCTACGGGGGCGGCGTCTACGGTGATGGTCGTGCCATTTACCACAGACACAATGCGAGGCGTGACGTTCCAGTACCCGGGCTGAAACGCTAGAACTCGCCCTGCCACGAATCCAGCAGAGCTAGCGACCGTAATCGTCTTGTTGCCTGCTGTGAATGTGGCCGTGGTGGTAAGGAAATAGGTCTGGAGCCAGCCCGTCTTGGTGTGCCAGAGCCACTCCCGGCACTGCAATACGTCTCGAATACCATGGATAGCGGCCTGCCGGATCGCCCGATGCTCGCCGTCTTGGGCACCGCCGCCCGTAGTGGTCAGCAGGTAGTCAACGACATCTTGGGCTGTCCACATGGAAATACTGCCTACTTTTTCTTACGGCCATACTTGGCAACGACAAGCTCGCGCAGCTCGCCTACCTTCATATTTGGATGATCGGCCCTCTCCCGCTGCATCATTTGTCGAGTAGCCCGCTCACTTAGTGCCACATGCGGGCGGGGTTGCGGGCGTCCTTGATGCTCGACCGCCCCCGACACTGTCAGATTACGCATCTCAGCAACCTTCTTCACATCGGCCAAGGAGTCCACCCACGCCGCCGGATCAGCGGCCCCCCGCTTGTCTGCCAGACCCCCGGCGTAGTATTTTCCGTTGACGTTGATCCCGGCTCGCCGGGCATGGGCTAGGAGGGCTTTGGCCTGCACCGGGGCCATGTTGTCTAATTGCTGGTTGTTTAGACGGCCCTCCATGTAGGCCCGGTCTGTGCCCTTGAGGCCCGGGGGCTGCTGGAGGGCGCACATCTCGGCCCACCGCTGCGTTTGGCCCTGAGATAGTAATTTCGCGTAGAAGCGAACGATTTCGGGCCCTGCTCTTAGGACTTCGTCTGGTATTGTGTTCATGTTTTTTTAGGTACCTAACTGCTTTTAATAGGCCAGTGATGGTGTCACCGAATCGGGCCAACGCACAATTACAGGACTTGCACAACCAGCCCCGCACCTGCCTGCTCTCATGGCAATGGTCAACGCAGTTACCGGGGGAACCGCAGATTTCACAACGTCCATTAGCACGACGCACAAGCTCCGCATGCGCTTCGGTTGTCAGCCGATACCTAGACCAAAGGTTATGCCGTCGTTTGTTTTTGTTCCTGTGTTTGCTCACGCCGCTGCGGGATCAAGCTCAGGCGGGATTTGTGGTGGTGGCCCCGCCTCGGGCGGTACTTCGCTGGGCATATTAGGGTCGCCCCCTGCAACCGCCGCCTGCTCTGCCGGAAGAGGGGACGGCGGCGGCGGCGGCGCAGGGGGTTGTGGCTCTGGCACAAGATACGGCTCGGCGTTGATGTCGAGGCTCTCTGCCCAATCGCGGATCAAAGCGTTAAACGGGGCAACGACTCCAGACCCAACCAGCCCCGACAGGATCGGCCCCAGCGTCTGCATAGATAGCTGCATCTGCTCGACCTTTGTGGCCTTGTTGGGCTTGCGGGCACTGCCAGCCTCTACCCTGTATAGAAAGTCTCTAGTAAGTGCCATAAGGCTCTGAGATGAGACGTTCTGACTCCAAGCCAGTGCCCCTAGGGGGCCCAGCACTGGGGCAATGTCTTGAGGCTCAAGTAGCCAGCGGGCGGCAAGGCTTTCCCGCCTAGCCAGCAGACTCATGCAGTCTTCGAGGTCGTTCGCCATGGCGTCAGGACGAACGCTAATGTTCTCCTGCTTGATGTTGGCCTCTGCCGCACTACGAAATTGGTTACGGGTGTATCCGTGAACTAATTCTGTGAGTCCTGTTCGTTCCGCGAACATCTCCCCGACGCTCTGGATAATGTCATATAAATCCCGCGTAACCTGCGGGAATTGGAAAACAGATATGACATCTTCGATGCGGCGTCCTACCAGCTCACTCAGTTCCACAATCTTGAAGCCGCCTTCACTTGGGGCCAAAATCTGGTCTTTGAGCGTCTGGTCTGCCGCCTTCTGAACCGCCACCATTGTTTCGCAGGACGTAGCAATACGGGTGGCCAGAAAGCTCATTGCCCAATTCAACAGCCGCAACTCCCCGATCCCCGGGCGGATATGCGAGATTGGCCACGCATATCCCGGCTTGGGATGGAAGTAGAGGGCAGTGAAGGGCCAGCCCTGCGTATCGGCGTAGTACGGCACCGGCCATGCCGTGCGGGTGACGATGGACTGTGGAAACCCGAGTTGCTCGTCTACGGGCTCCTGCATCACTTCGGGCGGCAGATTCAGCGGATACGGGATACCTTCACAGACAATCAGATAGACATGGGGGCCCAGGTTGTCGAACACACCCCGGTTCTCTTTCGGGCTGTCCTTGAAGCGATCCCCAATCCCTGTTTTTGACCAGATTTTGTAGTAGGTCAGAAGCTCATTGGTCTGCTTCTTCTTGGTGTTCTTGGGCTCTTTGGACAACCGGCTCTTGCTGTCCTCTAGGTGCTTCCGCAGTTCTTCAATGGGAATGCCGTATGTCTCTGCGACTTCCAGCATCGGCTTCACGCACTTGCGAGCGCACCACAGCATGTCATCCATGTTGTCAAAGTCAGGGTCAATCAGCAGATTATCGACCGTATCGTAGTAGCTACCCACCATACGAAGCGGTCGCTCCTGTTCGTCGCCCGAAGTGGGCAGAGTGACTAACTCTGTCCAGAACACACCCATACCCTTGATGAGGGCTTCGTTGACCACCTTCTTCGCCTGCCGCTTCAAGTCCAGCTCTTGGGGCGTCCAGTTTAAGTACGCATTGAGTAGCTGGGATGCGATGGCCCTTCTCTTCTGGGCCGACTGCTGCTCTTGCGCCATGCCAAGTAGCTGCTGCTGCTCGGGCGTGAGGGCGTTGGGATCAAGCGGCTGGGAGGGGTCGATACCGAACGCATCGGGCGGGAGATTGGGATGCTCCATCACTGTCACAGTACGCACCGGATTACGGTGGTAAATGACTGCCCCGAATATCTCGACCAGCTCGAAAACCTTATTCAACTGCATACGGAAAGAAGGCGGGGCTATGGACGAGTTGTAGCCGCGCTCGCCACGGCTATAGGAGTCCTTCCACATCCAGTTGTGGTCACCGTCAAAGAACATGCCAGCTTCTTTGGCATCCTCCGTAAACGACTTCTTGTAGTCGATTGCCGCTTTGAGTTTGTCTACCCAAGTGGCGGTGATCTGCCGAAGAGGACTACTTGGTTCCAGTTTCTCGGCCATTTCTCGCCTTCTCTCTTTCCATGAGTGTCCGAATAGACTTGGTCACGGGGGCAAAGTCCCACACCCCGAGGTCGTTCCAGAAGTTGTCCTGCTTCCACCCCGGGTCATCAATGTGCTTGACGCCCGACCGGATCATCATGCCGCCGGGCGACATTACCGCCAGAGTTACAGCACTATCGCCCGGGTTGCTGACAATAAGGCCCAACATGGGCCGGTTCATGCTGTTGTAATCTGGTGCGAATAGCACCGCATCCCCGATGCTAGGCTGCGGCATACGCCAGCTAGCTTCTACAGAGTCGTTGGACATATTACGGGCTCTCCCTTCTTGTTGGGCCTAAATATACATAGCTACCCCCCGTCTCACCCAGCCGCTTTTTCCTATTCTCCCGCCACTTGACCCACCAAGGCTCTGGCTCTGTAGACCGGGACGGGGGCTGGTGATACCTAGGACGATAGGCACAGAGGTATTCAAGCGTCTGGCACAAGTGGACTTCGCCCCTAGTATTAGGGCGATCTGTGACAATTGCTGTGCCGCTTACGTAGTTGACGAGCTTTCTATATCGCTTGATTTCCCGCTCTAGGTCGGGACAGGAGTGGGCTAATACTCGCAGGGTCGGGGTGCCCTCGGGTCTTATATGCAGAGCTATTCTGGTAGCTTCTGTGCGGGCCAAGATGTCATCGCACCCCGACAGGAAGCTCGCCCCGGTAGTCTGGCTGCGAATATTGCGTTTGACGAGCTGCTCTGTGTATTGCTCGACGGGAAGCCTGCCAGAGCCGATGTCGCGGAGCCTACCGCCGTGGGCATCAATAATAAACGCATGGAAATGCTGGCCCTGCGCCTTCTTGGCAAACTCCTCCCCGAAGATCATGGCGTTTGACTGCCGCAGGTAGAGCTGGTCATACACCAGCCAGAAGTTGCCGCTGGGCGGGACGGCGGCAAACAGCACTGCCGTCACGGCGTGGCCCGGGTCAATAACGGCGTAACGGCACCAATCGCTGGGGACTTGGCCATTGGGCAGCTCTGACCGCTCCATGCCGTGTATCCGCATATCAAAGCTGGGATAGCACAGCACTGAGTCAGTAATGAAGTCGCCTTCGGCCCGCATCCTGAGTACATCGTCGCCCACTGAGGCCCAGCGTTCGATACTCTTGGCCTTCTCTTCGGCGTCCAAGTGCGGATTATCTAAAAACCTGAGCCTAAACTGCCGGATATGTGACTTATCACCAAGGGCCTGTTCGCTGGCGTCGGCCCGTTCCTTTAATCCTAGGAGTGCGTTATTTGCGCTATGGGGCATAGCACTCCACACGAACGTACCCTTGCGGTCAATGATGCGGGCTTGAAGCTCCGAAACCCACTGCTCATTGGAAACGTCCTCGTCGATATGGCAACGGTCACTCTGGAAGCCCTGTACCGGATCACCTTCACTAGAAAAGAAGTGAATCACCCACCCATTTGTCATAGTGGCCATCTGGATATAGTTTGCGGATTTGTGTACCCAGCTAATGGACTTAATGAGCCTTGGGGGGATCAGCGGCGGCGACGGGCGGGCATCTTCTCGGGCATCTTGGGCCGGATCGAAAGACCGCCACTCCCCAGTGACCTTGTCCTTGGCTATCTTGAAGGCCCCCCACTTAAACAGCATGGGGTACACCACCATGCCTATGTGCTTCCAATCCTTCCCTACGATCACCAAAATGCCGTCTTTGTCTGGGTATTTCTTGTAGGGGTCTTGGCCGGTCGCCGCCCTGGCGTCCTCTATGAACGTACACAGGGACTTCCCTGACCGATTGCCCCCAATGACAAGGACTTCGCTAGCCTTGCACTCATGTATCTCCACTTGATTCTGGTTGGGATGGTAGAGCTTTAGGGCTTCGAGCTTTCTTTCGCGGAGTTCGCTCTGAAGTTCGCGGATGGAGTCCCGCTCGAACTTCGTCA